TATGTCTAAATAGCCTGTGCCTCCGCCAAACCCGCTGCCGCTACTAGCGCCGTCAGGATTAAAAAAATCGTCAGTGAAGTTTCCTTTTGCTGCTGTACCAAGGTTTGTTAACGACGATGTGCCGTCGGCTGCACCGATTACAGCAACCATGCTTGAGGCAAGACTGAGAGAAGAATTAGATACTGCCGCTCCGCCACCAGCACCACCGTAAGCAAAATTAGAATTGCTTCCGCCGCCGCCAATTACAAACGCATCGATGCCTGAACTAAGGGCTGCGCCGCCTGTTGGAGCCGTCGGCTTGGTCCATGTACCACTGGAAGAAAAGCGAACCGTTTTGAGAGTGTAAGTTGTAAATGAACCTGACAAAAAGGTTGTAGCAACAGAGTTGGTCGCTTTAACTCGGTAGTAGTAAAGTGTTCCGTTGGAAAGTCCGCTAACAGAGGCAGAAACAGCGGTCGAGGTGCTTCCTGTCAGCGGAGAAGGGCTTCCTGAGACCGTTGTGACACCAGAAGAGAATGTGGACGATGTGCTGTATTGGAACTCAACAGTCGTTGAATTGCCATTCGCATTGACATTGGCACCGAAGGTTGCACTGCTCTGATTGAAGGAAACCGACAAGGAAGTTGCCGTCGGTGGAAGCAATGAGAACCGCTTCGAACCAGTTACCTTCATGCTCCATTTTTTTGGTTGCAGGTCGAATTCAATAGAATTCAAAATCAGGTCAGTCACAAAAGCCGACCCAATAGAAGGTGTTCTCTTGAATGTGACACGGTCCAGAACCTCTAATTGCAGAAGAGTTGCCCAAGCCGCCCCTGTGCTTGTTTTCTTACCGATTTCAATGGCGCTCACCGAAGGAACAATCTGCTTGTAAAAGGTCAGCCAATGGTTGGCAAGGTCTGACGCTTCCGTTTCCGAACCGCTTTGACTCTCGATGGAATAACTGTGCCGACCAAAATTGGCAACCGATGTTTCGTCACTCGCATAAACCTGCAGACCGCTTGCTTGTTTGACGGTTACTTCGTTACGGAAGTTGTCGCCGTCGTACCAGATTTCAATTTCTCCGCTGTATTCCGTTCCAGTGCCATCATCAGCGATGACGATTTGAGGGGTGATGGAGGTGCTATTGGTTGAAAGATAGTTTCGATTGACTGTTTTTAGGACACCTTCACGGGTGGCAAACATGTATCCACCTTCTGTTTCCATGACCTGTTGAAGGGTTTCGGAGACAATCGCATTGGGTTCTGGGATTCCGCTAATGGTTGCGACTGGTGATGTGTGGATGGACTTCATCGTTGTCCACGGGGACAAGTCCGTGAGGGCGATAAGACGATTAATTCTGGCTGTTGTTGATTCGTCTGAAGAGCCAGCACCAAATTGGTAAATGGTCTCTATCTCCGTGGGTGTCAGGATTTTGTCGAACAGAGCGACTTCTTGAAAAGCAATGTTGAGCAGGGTAATCGAGGTTGCTGGAAACAGGTTGATTGAGGTATTGACTCCCGTTGAAGCCATTGTTTGTGCAACGCCGTTGATGTAAACCTGAACGACGCCCGATGATTTGGTGTATGTGACCGCATAGTGCTTTGCGATGGTGTTAGTTGGGGTGCGTCCAGTTTGGGACCACGCTTGATGAATACTTCCACCACGGTTTGTTTCAACAAAAACACCGTATTGACCAGTTGCGTACTGGTAATTGCCTTCAATTGCAATTGAGTCACCAGCAGAACCCATGTAAAACACTTGCTCAGTGTTGTCCGTGGAGTTCCATCGTGCCCAGAAAGAAATTGTTATGTTTCCTGTGGTTGGAGTTGCAGCAGCCGAATACAAATAGGGAGAATCAATGAGGTCTGCTGAGTCGCCGCTCAACCCCATCCCGAGCGGAAATGAGGAAACCAGTGGGATAGTTGAGCCGCTTAAGGACAAATCTTTTACCGCTGAACCAAAGTCCTTAATGGTTGTAGACCCATTCGCATCGGAGCACTTGTAGTAATGAACTGGAGAAAGAGAGCGGGTGTAGATGTCCGCAAAATCGTTACGAAGGTTGGCTGAGTTCAACAAACTGACAATGTCGTAAGCCTGAATAGATACCGTCGAAATCTTTCCTGCGGAACCCCAAGACACAGGGAATCCACTGACAAACCCACGAAAAATAATGTATTCCGTTCCATTCGCTGTGCCCGTTATTTTGATGGGTCGCCTCGGAGTCAACTGGTTGTTGTAGGTGCTGCTCGTGTTGAAAGGGTCAAACAACCGTGTGTTGTTGTTCAAAGTCAACGAGGCGGTGGAAACAAACGACGAATCAAAGTCGTCGCCTCGACCACGATTGATTTTGCAATTAAGCACCCATTCCGTAATCGATGTCCAAGTGGGGTTCTGGACATAAGGACCATCAGAAAACGCCATGTAGACCTTGAGGTCTGGATAAGCCATTACATCACCTTCAGTGGGAGACGACCGACACGCTTTTCATGTGATTGCAGGACCTTAATGAGTTGACGGGCAATCTCCTGCTCGTCGCCGATTCCTGCTTGGACCGTGATGTGGTAGGTGTTGCCCGTCGCATTACCGCCCTTGCCGAGCGGGATGACCGCTTCGTCACGACCAGCCTCGCCAAGCAAAGCCAGCGTTCCGCCGCTGCGGGCACGAACGATGCCGCCCTTAGCCATCGGCGTAGCAAGTTCGCTCAAAGAGGTCATTGAGAACCCAATGTTGACACTGAAGTTCTTTTGCAACTTCTCAATCTGTGCTTTCGTCATACCTTTTGAGGTCAAACGAAGGTCCATTTTCTTGGCAGCGTCAGTGATTCCCTTTACAAGTTGCTCACCTTGAGACAAACCTTGAGCATAGAACTGGTCCTTGGCGGCATTGGCTGCATCGTTTGATGCCTTCAAAAGTTCGTTGTACCAAGTGTTCGCATCGCTGATTGCGGATTCGCCGCCAGCCAGAATCTCTTCACCAATTTTTGTTCCAGCCTCTGCTCCAGCAGCCACGATTTGAGCAATTCCTGCTTCGTTGAGGTTTGCTTTCCGCAAAGCAGTAAGGATTTCCCCAAACCGCTTTGCATCTTCATACTGCTTCTTCAATGACTGCATGAAGGTCATCTTGCTCTTCTCAGCAGATGCAAGATTGTCAGTTGCCTCAGCGTAATCCTGAATGGCACGACTGTATGCAGCCATGTCACGGGTAGACATAGCCTGTGCGACGGCTTGTTCAGCCTCAGCGACATTGTTTAGAGCCTCTTGATAATCCTTTTGTGATGACAAAGCATCACTCATCGCATTGGAGAATGACCAGACTGCCATCATCGAACTCTTAATGCTTTTAGCAAAATCATCGGCACGGTTAGTCAGGTCTTTGAAGAAAGACTCCGCTTTTGACACAGCATCAGCCCCAACCTTCTTGGTGGCATCAATCAATTTTTGGAGAGGATTTGCTCCTCCCGTATCGCCGCCTGCACCTGCTCCATAACCCGCTGTCGGTTTGTTCTTTGTGTAGTCATAATTACCTGCACGGCTGGTTCGCATCAAGGCAATCATTTCAGGGCTGAGGTTTTGACCCCAACCGTTGATTGTCTGACTTGCGGCAGTGGCGGCACCCTCGATACCGTTAATGCCCTTCTTGATGTTGTCGACTTTTGCGCCAGTGATGTCCAACTGAAGATTGACTTTGTTGAGCGGCTCAATGTCTTTGTTCCACGGAATTTTGTTCCAAGCCTTGATAATCAGGTTTACGCCAGTGATAACAGCGTTAATCCAAAATTCGTAGTAACCCAGAATAAGGTTGATGGCGGTTTGCACAATGCTGACGATTGAGTTCCAAAGTCCCTTCATTCCACGGCGGAACCAGTCAAACTTCTTCCACATAACGACAACGGCAACGACAAGAGCAACTACTGCAGCGATAACCAGACCGATTGGGTTAGAAATCAGGGCTACATTCAACCCAGTCTGTGCCGCTGTAGCGGACGCCGTAGCCGCTTGTTGGGCTGCCAGTGCAGCGGTGTAGGCAGCAGTTGCTGCTGCTCCGCCTCCAGCGGCGACCATGGCTGATGCTTGTGCAACTGCAAGAGCAGCCTGTGCAGCCGCTGCCGTGCTCGTGACCGCAGCCTCCCCGCCGACCGCTGCGGTCTTTGCCAGTGTTGCGGTGACCAATGCCCAGATTTGTTTTGCGCTGCCGAACAACGCATTAATCTTGCCGACTGCCTTGAAAGCCAAATAAGCGCCAGCGGCGGCAGCGACCACGGGTGTCAGTGCTTCAAGAGCGCCCCTGTGTTCCGCAATAAAACCAGTAAGTCCAGAAACAGCCGTTGCCGCAAATCCGATAACTGGTACCAATTCAGTGACGAATTGTGTAATCAGAGGGGCGACAACAACACTTAAATCGCCGATGGCTTGACCAATTGCAACAAAAACAGGCTGCAACGAGGGCAGTGCAGTTGCAAGTTGAGCAACCATTGGCACCAAAGCCGATACCACAGCAACCATGATTGTGGACAAAGCGTTCATCATCGGTTCCAAAGCAGGTATCAATTTCTGGAAAGCATCCATCATGACTTGGACCATTTCGTTAATTGGTTTAGCCATCGACTTCATGGTTTTGCCAATCGCATCATTGATGGCAGGCATTGCGTCTTTGATTCCTTCGGTGGCTGGAGCCATCATCTCGCCAAGCGCAATGTTGATGTTGTCCTTCAAAGTGGACATCAAACCAGTCAAAGTATTTGCCTGCTCAGCCATCATGCCTTTGACACGACCCATGGCTTCACCAGAATAATTCTCAAGACCAGACATCAAGAGACCCACAGAATCCTGCAGAGTTCCCTTTTCAGTTGCCTTTTTAACCTCGGCAACCGACATTTTAGCGGCTGCTGCCAACGCATCCCAAGCAGGAATACCAGCGTTCGCCAACTGCATCATGTCCTGACCAGTTACCTTGCCGACAAGGTTCATCTGCTGCAAAGCACGGGTCGCTGCAGCGATACCTTCAGCGCCCGTGCCCATAGCAGCGGTTGAGTCACCGATGGCGGTCAAAATTGGTTTGACACGCTCAGCGGCAACGCCAGTGGTGAGCAACTTAGAAGCAGCATCACGAAGTTGAGGGAACTCAAATGGAGTAGAAGCAGCAAATTCTTGCAAGTCCTTGAACATTGCCTCTGCTTTTTCTTGGCTACCAAGGAGAGTTTTGAATGAAATGATGGCTTGCTCGTTCGCCATAGCGAAACCGATACCCATTTTTGCGCCCATAATCATGGCGGTTTGCATCATGCCACCACCGACAATCGCTGCCTTGGACATGATTCCAAAGCCACGCTGCACTACTCCAGATTGACGCTGAACAGATTGCCCAAAGTTGTCTGCAGCACCTTGGGCTTGACGAAACCCGCTGACCATGTTGTCAGCGTTCGCCTTCAGGTGTGCTACAACCTCAAGCATTGCCATCTTTAGTTCATCCTCATCGTTTTTGCTGTTGCTCCCAGTTCCTTAATTTGTAGAGCGCCATCCACTCTGTTATCTCCTGCGATGAAATCGCACGATGACCCCCAGAGCCGTAAAGCAACTCTCCGACTGTTCGCCCCAGCGACTCGGCTAACTCAAAGAGGAAGCGTTGGCTGGGGCGTTCGAGAAATCCTTGCCTGCCTTGTCGACTGCATCTTCAAGCAATCCCGAGATTCGCATAGCGGTGTTGACAATGAGGTCCAGTGCGGCACCTGATTTGAGCATCAGGGTCTCACGGTCGCTCTCGGCAAATACTTGCTCATCTGTTTCAGGGTCGTATGTACACATGATGACGATGTCTGGCATCATCTTTGCGAAGTTCATTACGCCGTCGTTATCGGCAGCGTTCTGAATCATCTGGGTACGAGCGGCGCCTGACATGCCATGGACAGAAATCTTGCAGCCCCACTGAGGAACATCAATGATTTCTTTCTGGACATCGTCACAGGACAGGATGTGGTCACGAAGGGACACGGGTTTTCTCCTTTTAAGAGTTAGGCGAAGGTGCCACGAGTGACTGTACCAGTCACTTGGAACTCTGCCGAGAAAGTCACAACATCTGCCACTGGGCTTGATGTTTCATACGAGGTCATGAGACCCTCGCCTGTGTACTTGACTGCGCCAGTTCCTGTTCCTTCTGGACCATACTCGAAGGACACCGAAGCGTCTTGTCCAAGGATTCCCGCAAGATGTGCGTCGAGAGTTGCATCCCAAGTTCCAGAGATAGAAACAGTTGAGTCGTTGAGACCTACAACATAGGTCTTTGCTCCTCCTGCTGTCTGAAAAGAGGTTGTCTCTGCAGTTTCAATGGAGCGTGGAAGTGAAACTTCGTTCAGGTAGGAAGAAATGTCGGTCAGTGTTCCGCCCGAGTTATCAACCTTGAACGAGGCGTTTTTGCCGTGCTTGAAAGCCATGATTGTTTATTGTCCTTAGCGTCGTGCGAAGTTCGCATGGTAGGTGATGGAACCCGTGGACCCAGCAAGTGTGTGCTGAACACGGATGTATCGGTTGACAGTCCCAGTTACGGTCTTGCGCTCCGATGTCTTGGTCGTCGAACCGACTACCGAGAATGTGATGAGGTCAACCCATGTGGAGTTATCCGCTGAGTGTTGGACCTTGAAAGTCGTGTTGCCATTGCGTGTATTCGCTGTGACATGAAGGTTTGCCGCTCCGCCATTTGCGGTAGCGGCTGCGTTGTCTTGTGAGGTGCCGTTGGCTGTTGAAGATACGGCTGCCAAATCAATCAAGGAAATTCCTCGGTCAAGGCGCTCATTGGTTTGTCCTTCAAAAGAGATGGCGACGACATCGGCAACGGGTGAAGAAACTTCATAGGAGGTTTCAATCGCATTAAGGCTTGTCACACGACGACCGACCGCCAGACCCTCTGGTCCAAAAGTAATGACCCTGTCGCCAGCGCCAACTGCGGTTGCCATGATTTCGTCCACTGCTGAAGCGGCTCCGTCAAAGAATCCGCTCATTGAAATGGTCGAGTCACGGAGTCCAACCACATAGGTTTTTGCTCCGCCAGTTGTGTTGTAGGTCGTAGTTTCGCCTGTTTCAACGCTTTCGCTGGTTGAACTTTCGTTCAAATAACTACTGATGTCGTACTCTGCTGAAAGGACTTTGGTGTTTTTACCGTGTCGAAAAGGCATTATGCTTCCTCCGTTGGGATTTCTTCCTCGATTGAAGCAGCGGGTTCTTCGGCTTCTGGCTCTTCAGTCGCATCGCCGTCTACTGGGCTGATTGCTCCGCTTTCACGAAGCCACTTGATTGCCTTCGGTGGGAGGTCTGATACAACGGCTCCAACCTCGGCTCGTTTGCCGAGGTATTCGATGCCTGAGTTGACCTTGTATTGCGCCATCGGTGCTCCTGTTGCTGGGCATGACAGAACCTCGACTGAGGTCTGGACCACTCAGGGCACGAAAGCAAACCGACAACCGAGGTCACTAGGACACGCTGTGCCCCAGATTGTACGGCAATCGCATAAGCCGAAGCGTTGACTAGGGTCAACCTTTATCGGTTGAGCGGTGTCTGTGTGTATCGGTCTCGAAGAGGTTGGCGGGTCCGCCAGTTGACACAGTTCTTGCCCCAGTTCTGTGAACTCCTCCAACCGATTGCTGGACGGTAAAAGGGGCGGTTATTGAGGCGGTCATCGAGGGTTCGGAAAACATTCTTTGTCTGGAAGCCGAGGAACGAGATTCGATTGGCGACGATTATTTGCTCTTCTTTGGTTGCCCGTGCTGGGGAGGTTGCAAATTGCCATCCGCCGAATCCACGCCATGCTGATTGAGCGATGCCCATTCCGCCTGCGTAGTAGCCGCCGTTTTCCCAATCGTGTTGGGTTTCACACCATGCAACGGCTTCCCAGAAGCGGATTGAGGCGACCTTTTTGGTGCGGAATTGAGCACGGAGTTCTGGGTGCATGCTCTCGGTGGAGAACTGTCGAAGTTGTTCTAGCGGATTCTTTGCCGCTGTGGTTGAAGTAATTAGGACGCTTGGTGCTGCGGCTTTTGCTGCTGCTGGCGTGGAATTGATAGTGCTGATGATTGTGATAGCAACAAGTGCTAGATGCTTACGCATGAGGCTCCTTTTAACGATGGTCGGGGAAGCAGGCGTAAAACGCCGTTGAATCTAACCAAGTGAACCTCCTAAAAGGGGCGTAGTTTAACGATTGGTAATCGTCGTACATCATGTGTAGTTGCACGATGTGTTGTCAGCGAGCATAACAAAATTTCGCTGGATGTCAACTATTTAGCGTTTTGAGCCTTGCAGCGGTTGCAGATAATTAGCCACGGTCTTGTGACCTTGATGGCGAGAAGGCGGTTGCAGCGCCAGCAGCGTGGTGCCTCATCGGTCGGGGAAGTGCGCCCGTATGGGTCTGGGGAAGGTGTTTGGTCAGCCATGGTGCATCGCATCGGCGACCGTGTCGCCACAGTCGTCACAGATTATTGAGACGGCACCCATTGTTGACACTTCGATGGTGTGTACATGCCTACATTCGCCCAATTCGTTGTTCAGAGGCTCTGGTTCGTTTAGGAAAGAGGCGGCGAGCATAAGACTGACCGTGAGTGCTTCAAGGGCTGCAGAGGCGCTCTCAGAGGCTTTGATGGCGGCAGCAAGGGCAGCCTCAAGATTGCGTGGTCCAGCGAGGGCGGCTTCACGAATGTTCACAGAATCCATCCTGAAAAGTCGACGCCCACCACTGGACGGTCATCTCCGTCTCGACCAACCGTGTAAAAGTCTGATGTTGCCATGACCGTTAAGAAACTGACACCAGAAATCGTTTGATTACGAATAGCGCCAATCGCATTACGGGCTAAAACAGCGTTAGCACGGGCAGTTGGGTAATCGTTACGAGAAGCACGAGAAAAGACCCTGATACGGGGGCGCTCAACAGAATAAGCCGAGGCACCGAATGTCTGCATTGGTCCAGTGCCATTGTCCTCAACGATTAAAAGACAGACATCTGGCGAATCTGGCATCACGGTAAGGAAGATGTTGGTGGCGAGAGTTCCAACGCCAGAAGTTTGTAGGTGAGCACCTAACGCATCAAGTAAAGCCATTAGGCAAGTCCTTCGATAATGGCGGCAACCCGCTTTTGCAATTTTCCTTCTAAGCCTTTTGCTGCCTCTTCGACTGGGTCTTTGAGATAGTTGGCTTTCCTGCCTGCGGCATGTTTGAAAGTCAAGTTGTCATGCTGAATCTTTGCGTAGCCGACATTGACCTCGCCGCCGTTTTTGGGGCTTCGGTCCTTGGCTGGTCCGCCGTAGGAGATTTCAACCATGATGTCTCTGCCCATAACTACGGGGTCATGGACCATTCCTGAGCCTGCAAGGGTTCCGTGGTGAAACGGCACTTGACGAAGAGACTTTCCAAGGATGATTTGCGCCTCTTGGTACAGAGCAGCACGAGTCGCATCGATGGCGAGTGGCGACCCCCTCAGGAGAACACGAAGAAGTTTGTCAAGTCCAGTGACACGAAAGGAAGTGGTCATGGAGAATCACTTACCAAATGTCACGGTCGTATGGTGAACGCCCGTTTCGTCGTTGTGATTCTTGACGGAAAGAATCACAGGGCTTGTGCCGTCTGGAAGAACAATTTTTGAACTGATTGTGATTGCTGGAGCACCATAGAAAAT